CGCTGTTAAAGTGCGTTACCTTGCCGCGCTGGATGGCCTTTGCCTTCCACCGGCTCAGCTCGGCGAAGAGATCCGGTGGTGGCCCCATTCCGGGGCCAGCGCTTTTGGGCGGGTACGTGCATCCACTCGCTCGCCTGCTGGCTGCTGTGTCCCTGGTCCCTCTTGCGGTTGCGGCCCACCGAACGGCTGCGGTGCGAGGCGCGTCTCCGGCGTGAACTTCTTATCCAATGGCGGCAGGTCGGCCATCTCGAGGATGGTGCTACCCACACGCCGCACCTCGTCCACGCTCGCCGTGTTTGCGTTGTACATGGGCAGCATCACGCCATTCATGAAGAACGCAGCAGCCTCGGCCTTGGCGATCTCCTCTTTCTGCACCGCCTCGATCTCGTTGGTCTTGAATAGCACCCGCAGACCCAGCTCATTGAACAACTGGTCGTTGAGCACCGGCTGTATGCGCGTCCGGACCCAGGGAATGAGCGATTGCGTCCACAGCTCATACTGCAGCGCGTCCCGCTCGGCCCGGTTCGTCTTTGCCTCGGCCAGCCCGGGTGGGATGTTGTGGGCGGCTAGGATCTGCTCGCGCTTGGTGCTTTCCAGTTGCGGCATGGCCAGGTCTTTGACCGGCTGCCCGATGACGGTGGGTATCAGGCCGCGTTCAAGCACCGTCGTCTTGAAGGCCCGCCCCACGCCTTTGAGTATCTTTTCCCATCGCGACTGGATACGCTCCTTTTCGACTAGCGGGACCGCGCCCTCTGTGGTCAGGAATACCGCCGGTATGGCCCCGTTCTCAAAGAACGAAGCCGCCCACGTATTGGCATTCTTGATCAGCTCTGCTGGCTTTCGCCCCACCTCGCCCGCGCTGGTGCCCGGGCCGACGTCAGTGGTCGGGCTGAACGCGCGGAAATAGACGATCTGCTCAGCCGGATAATCGCGCTCCCTAGCACCCACCTTCTGCCGAAATACGGTCGGTCCATCGTCGTCGTACTTGAGCACCCGCATCGTATTGGCGTTGAGCACCTGCAGCTTCGCCAACTGCTGCGATCGCCGCCCGAGCCGCTTGAGCACATACGCCGCCGCCTTGAGCGACAGCCACGCCTCTACATCCCACAGCAGCGGTGCCAGGTCAAGCGGCCACTCCTCTGCGTTGTCCTCATCCTCGTCCCCTTCGGGCAAGGCCAGGCTGTACACGCCATAGGGGATCTGGCTGATGTTGTTGGCGCGCAGGTTGACACACCAGAATGTCCAGGCCACAGCAGCGTACAGGTCTTGCGGCTTGGTCCCGTCGCCCGCGTCAATGGCCCAGTCCATGAACTCGTCCATGTCGCCGAGCGTCAGTGCCTTGGCCCCGTACACCCCACCCGTGATTGCCGCCTTGTACGTCTGTCTCATAAGAGTGTCATCCAAGCGCCGTATGAGCCATAGTGAGCCAGGACCACAGCATCGCCACAGTCAGGCGAGCGGCCCAGGCGTGCCTTGATTTCGTCTTTGCTCTCGATCTGGATGCCGCTTGCGCTCAGCTTCCAACGTGGGGCCACCAGATCGGCCAATAACTCAGGATCGTCGGGAAGCGCCAGGTTGTCGCCCTTCACCGGGTCCAACGCCTCGCGTAGCCCCCAGTACGCCTCAGCGCGCACGTTGCGCATGGACAGCATCCCCGATCGGTCGCGCGTATGCGTTGCCGCCGCAAAGTTCACGCCCACGACGTTGAGATGCCCCCCACCTTCCGACTCATAGTAGGCCAGCGAATCATAGGCCGAAGATCCCACTCCGATCACGTCAACGTTGATCATTGCCTGCCACTCGCCCTCAAGGGCCACAAGAACCCGCACCTTGACTGACTCCCCGTCCGGTGTCTGCCGGCCATCGACCTTGATCAGTGGCGCAAACCAAGTATCATATCGCTTGGCAATGGCCGTCTGGTCATCACCGCCCCTAGCTACATCCACGCCGACTGCTGACAGCGGCGTGTCCGGTTGCTCTGTTTGCTTCCCTCGTCGCTGTGCCTGCCGGAGCCATTCCGTCGGGATCACCTGCCACGGGTCGTCCTGCACGCCGATGGTAAAGTCACCATAGAGAAGCTGTGTTCGTAGCGGCTCCGGCAGGTTGTTCAGGACTGTGCCGTATTCCGTCTCGCTCAGGTACGGGTTGTCACCCAGCTTTGCCGGAATGAATGTCCGCGACCTGGGCGTGATTTCCTGCCCGTTGTGCTCAAAGGACTCGGGGCCATCTACTTCGATGTTCTTGCCGTCCACGATGGCGAACCACCGCAGCTCCCCCGGCGCAGCCGGGTTAGGATGATGCTCGCTCAGCCACGGCGCCCAATACTCGATTACCCATTGCCCGTCCGCGTGCATCGGCGGGTTGCCCGCGCAGATGACCCGGCAACGCTGGTCCTCGTCGATCGTCCGCAGCCACCCAATCAGGAAGCGGTACTGCGACTCCAAGAACTCGGGTAGCTCATCAAAGCCGATGAAGTCGTGAGGCCGGCCCTGGTACTTGTGCTTGTCCCGGTCATATTGACAGGCCCCGAACTCCAGCGCCCGCTTGCCGGGTAGGTCACGCCACGCATGCTCGATCCCGTTGTACCGCCCCTTCGTGCCGATGATCTCCCGGCTTCGTTCGATCAGGCCCGCCGGCCCCGATAGCTGGGTCAGCTCGCGCCGGAAGATGATGGAATGCCGGTGCGCTGTAGCGGCCAGGCCGAGCAGCAGGTCACTCTTGCCTCCACCCGCTGCACCGCCGTAATAGACCTCATCCGCCTGACTCAGCGCCGCCATCCACTGCGGCGTGCTCTGTGGCATCCATAGGGCCCTGCTGTCCATCACTTCGCTCAGCCAAGAGACCTCCGAGGGCTTGAGCGAGTGTGTCCAGGGCTCGACTATGGTACTCAGCTCGAGTGTCGTCAACCTCTATCGCCTTCCCACCTGGCCCGCTGACCTCCTGGCGCTGGGGTGCGTCGAGGCCGAGCAAATCCGCTTCCCGCTTTTGAATCTTCAGCAATACATCAAGATCACCACAGCCCCAGGCAGCGCGGCGCAGCTCATCAAGTTCGGCCAGGATACGCGCCTTGCGCTCTGCTACTTCTTCGGCGGCACGTTCGCGCCATTCATCGCGGAGCCTCTGAATATCGTTGTTGATGGTGCCCAGGCTATAGGATTCATTCGTATCGGGATTCACCACGCCCTGATCCGCAAGGTGGTCACACACTTGGCGCTGGGTAATACCGGGAACGCGCAGCAAGAGCGATGCCACCAGTTGGCGGCGCTTGTCGATGCGTATTTCCTTGTTGTTGTTCAGCGCCATGATGTTCACCTACACCGTGAAATCGAAACTATCACCCTCTCCGCCATCGTCCGGTCCATGTTCTGTCAAAGACACGTCAAGGACTTGCCCGTGAATCTTGCACGCTGCCAACTCTGCCATCTGGACCACGAACTGCTCAGATAGGTCGAGGGCGACGCGGATTCCCCCATCTGCCAGCGTCTGCACCTTGTTCACTATGGCCCAGAACTCAATCGGCTTCACTTGCCACCTCAGCGTGGGGGCGGTTCAGGAGCCCACCCGTCCCCGCCCCGCACGCATCAAAAAGGAGGAGAGATGATGACGGATGGCGCCCGGCCCACGCGCACGCTAAGTCGCCTCTTGCCCACCCACTACTCCCTGCCGGGCGACATCCGTCTCAGACCCCCTAAAGCGTCATCCTCACCATCTGCTGGCCCTTCTGCAACCCGGGCCGCAACTCCAGCTCAATACCGCCTATCGGCTGCGGCAGGTAGCCCTTCCATTCCGTATAGGTCGGTGGGCCACCATCGTTCACCGTCCGCATGAACGTGCCGCCATACCCGCCGAGCCGCACCTGTTGCTTTATGTGGCCATACCTGTCCACATACTCGACTGCACGCCGGTAGATGTCAGCGTTGTGGCTGTGGCCGAATAACGCAAAGTCGCAATCGTGCGTCCACAACCACCGCTCCATGTTCAGGGCCTTGGCCCCGCCGAGGCGCCCGCCCGTGAAGCCGTGGTGGACATTCCCCTTAATCACCGTTGAGCCGGCGTGCTTGTCAGGGCCAAAGCAGAAGCACAACTGTAGCCAGCCATACACCCCGAACGCCAAGTTATGGTCATTGGGGAAGCCGCCCCACCCCTTGATCGTGACCACGATCTCCCTGTAAATGTCGCGCTCGAAGTGCTTCTGGATCGAGCCCTCGTGGTTCCCGCACACCAGGCCCAAGCACTTCGATGCAATCGGCTTGACGATGCTCAGGAAGCGATCGCGCTGTGCCTCTGCCAGATCCACGAGGTCGGCCACGCCGATCCATTTCGCCAGGACAGCCGGGTCGAAACGCGG